GGCTCGGATACGTCGGGCCGCCTTTCGCCCGTGGCGCCCGGCGCCTGGCCTCTTCGCCGACTCGCCTGGCGGCAATACGGGCCGCCTTGGTCACTGTCGATCTCTGACTTGCCCGGCGCATCTCGTCGAACTGGCGCAGGATGGCCTTCGCGCCATGCATCTCGAAGCGGATTTCCATGGCACGTCACCGCACTTGGGATAACCGCCACGCCGCTACTTGGCCGTCCAGGGTCATTCGGTACTCACCAAAGGGCAGAGAGAACGCTCGTAGGCCCTGACCACGGAACCATTGGACTTCGTATATCGCTCTCTTTGTCTCGACATAGAACGAGAAGAAGTCCCGGGCGAGCGCCCACCCAAAGTACCAACCGAAGAGTAGCGGGACTCTGCCCCAGATACATCCGTGCGAGAACCGCATATGTTCACCTCACTCCTGCACCCCGGTGCAAACAAGCTCGGTAATCTCGCCCCGGTCATAGGTGCGGATGATGTCATGGCGCCTGTCATGGTAGCGCAGCGCCCGTTCGCCCTGGTATTCGATGGACCGGATTTCAAACATAATTTCTGGCCGGAGCCCAGCCATGCTTGCCGCGTAGAACTCCGACTGTCGCACAGATTTCCGGTTAGCGAATACCTGTCTAGGCGTTTCGACGTGCCGAACCTCGCCCGTGAGTTCGTCCTGCTCCAGCGTGCGGCCAAGCAGTTCGATCACATCCCGGAACAGCATCCGCTACGCCTCCTGGTAATCCCGCGACAGCGTCAGATGCATCTTGAGCATGTCGTAAGCGCGTTGTAAGCGATCTGCGTCGGGATTGTCGAAGCCGAAGTTTGCCTTGCAGTAAGTGACGATGGCCCTCTTAATGAGTGGATCGTCTTCGTGCACCCTTTCCGGCGCCACGCCTGACAACTGCAAATCGGCCTTTGCCGCCTCGATCAAATCCTCAATTTCGCTGTCATAGGCGGTTAATGTCGGGCTGATCCGCAGGGCGATCTTGACATCATCACGCAGGGCCACCGCGGCTGCCTCCCTTGCTCCGCCGTTTCCTGGGCTTCACAGCTTTTTCTGCCGCTTCACGTTCGGGCGCCACAGCCGTTTCAGGTTCATCCGTGACCTCTTCGCCGAGCTTCGCTCGGTAAAGCCGCACGGATCGCTCAGGAAGGGCGATGATCTCGCCGGGTTCGCGCATCCTTCGGGCGATCGGATCATAAGCCCTGCGCTTGAGCACGAACCTGCGCATTCGCCCACCTCCTCAAAGGCGAGAAAGGGGAGAGGGCGACGGCCCCTCCCCTTTGTTCTCGTTCTTGGCTTAGTTATTAAGCTGCACGAAGGGGCTGCTCGGCGGGTTCGTGGGCAGCGGACCATCGAGCCAGGGCGTGCCGTCCACCGTCTTAAACGCTTTGATGTAGGTGATGTTGCGAGTGAATTCGACGTGTGGCGACACGGCCATGGTGATCTGCGCGCCGTCCCGGATCAGATAATACCCAAGGTCCGCCAACACGATGTCGCCAGGCTCCCCGAGAAGCGGCGAATCGTCGCTGAACAGGACCGGCATCCCGAACAGCGTACCCGGCGAGCCGTCCCGGGCGCTCGGCTGCCAGATGTAATTGCCGTTGGCATCAGCCAGCGCCATGAGCTCCGGAAGAACGCTGCGGCTCGCGATCCACACGCCGTTTTGTCCGCGGAATCGCTGGTACATGGCCGCTACGTCTTCATAGGCGACCTGCCCTGGAGTCGCCCGAGAAACGCTAACCGTCGCCGGATGGCCAATGATCCCGGTGGGCTTCCCGACTCCGTCGCCAGTCAAGAATGCACGTTCCTCGGCAGCGATCAACGCTTGACGAAGAAGCGTCCGCACAATCGTTTCAATCACAGGCGCATTACGCAAGAGTTTGTCCGTAACCCTCACGTGCGCCGCGACCTCGTGCGGCTGAAGCGTGACCTGCCGGAACGTGACATCCGTTTCAGGCTTTTCGTCACCTTCGGCGATCCACTCCACCTGCACGCCGCCGAACATGTTCGTTCCGGTGTACTGGATAGCCGGAATGTGGAAGTTCGCGTCGCTGCCGTCCGAAAGGACGCGCGCCCGGGGTCGGATGATCGCCTCATCCGGGCTCACGGTCAGGAGCTCTCGCGAAAACTGCTCCGGAACCAGAAAGCCGCCTTCCGATCCAGGAGGAGTTCCGCCGTCCATGCTCTGGGCTCGCTCCTCCACGCGCTGAAGCCGCGGGTCGTGCTTACGGTAGGCGATGGCCTGGACGAATTCGCCGAGGCTCCGCCATTCGATCTTCTTTTCGGAGTCGTCCGCGCGCTCATTGGGCCTGGTAACGAGTTTTCCAGCAGCCAATTCTTGGGCAAGCTGCTGCTTGCGCTCAATTTTTGTCTTCTCGTCGTTCAGCGCGATGAGCTCCTTTTCCACTTCCTCCAAATCGACACTCTCGTCATCGGACATCAACACTTCAAGGAGCTCCGCTTTGCGCTCCTCGATCTCCTGCAGTCGCTTAGAACTTCGCGTATACAAAGACATGTTTTCCACCTCTCCTATTTATTAGTAATGCTTTGCGATAATCTGCAGCACGCGACGCCTACGCAAAGCCGCCTCCGCGGCCCGGCGCTCAGCCTCCGCCTGCGCCTCGAAGTAGGCACGTACTGAGATGTGCGTATCCTGGTAGGCCGGGGTATCCACCGCCGACACATCCCAGATACGCTGGAATCGCAAAATCCGGCGAGTCCGCGTTTCCCTGTCGTAGGAATCCTCCGCGACCGTGAAGGCGAAGCTCATTTTATCAATATCGCCTCGCCGGATGAGCTCATAAAGATCACGACCTGCCGTCGTGTTGGCAAGCTTCGCCCGGATCAAAAGGCCATGGTCATCAGGGATGAGTTCCAAGGTTCGGTTCCGAGTCCGTGCCATCACCATGACGGAGTCGGAGTGGTTATACTTAAACGGCACGTCCCGAAGGTCCGCACCCTCCAGAGCGCCCCGGGCGATCACTTCTTTGTATTGAACGCCATCAATCTCGTAGAGGACGGTAGGGCTCTCGTAGACCACCGCCCGGCCCTCGACAATCATCTCATTTTCGCCTTCGGCAGGCTCGAGTGCCCGGATTTCGGCCATGCGTATTTCTCGCTGCGGCCTCGCCGACCTTTGCTGCCTGTCCTGCCATTGAGAAATGCACACCGCGTAGCGCTGCTTTTCATCAGGAAACTCGCTCTTCATCGTCTCATCGCTCATGCAGCGCTCGATGAATTCGTCCTGAGTCTCATTGGTTTGAGGCTCCGGAATCGGCATCACCATCACCGCCTTCCTCTCTGTCCGTTTGCGCCGTGGGTCTAGTGTCCAGCCGCCGGATCGGGTCATCGCCACCAGTAATAGGCGGCAGGTTCATGACCTCCCGCCACTCGTTCGGTGTCAGCGCCCCTCTGTCGACCATCGAAACCAGCGCCAGCTTCGAGCTCATCGACGCGTGCTGAAGTCTATCGGCTTGGAAGATGATCTCATTTCCATGCCCGATCTCGCGCGGCGTAAACAGTTTCCGGGTGAACTCCAAACTAAGCTGAATAGCCAGAGGTTCCAAAACGCCTTCATAAAAGGCGCTCCATTGGTCTTCTTTGTAATCGTTCTGCACGATCGCCCGGCTGAGCCCGAAGTACTTGTAGACCTTGTCCTCGATGTACTGCATCTGCGCGGCGTTGATGAGCTTCGGCTCATGGTCCAGCGGGATGTACTCCGCCTTGGCGTCCAGCGCCGCCACGCCGCCGTCGTTACTGAGCGTGAGGTAATCCTGGACGAACCGGTCTCGCTCCCGCTTGATATCGTCGGGCTTTAACATAGACTGCGTAAACCGTAGGATACCGCGCAGCTTCGCCGAAGACCGGACGGCGTTTTTGATGCCCTGATCCGTCGTATGCAATAGTTCCAGCGTCGGCAAAAGCGGCCCCGCATTCGATTCGCCGAAGATATCGTTTTTGTTATAGTGCCGCCGGAGATGGATTAGTTCTCCGTACGGAATAAAAGCATGTTTGCCACCGACGAAATCGAACTCAACGAAAAGTTCGCCTTGCACATCGTGAAGCGTCACCGCCGACTTCGGAATAGGATAGAGCTCTACAAGATTGCCTTCCTCATCCCAAATCGGCAAGATAAAAGCATTATTTTGTTCCAGCAGGATCGTCACGACCCGGTACAGGAAGTCGTACCCGTTCATAAACGGATTCGGTTCAAGCTGCAGAATGCGTGCGATCTGGCTGTTTTGCTCGATGATTCCCCGCGATGTCCTGCGAATGTGAAGCGGACGGAGTTTAGCCGCCTGGCTTGCAATCGTATGGATGGCCGTCCTCGCTACATCACTTGCATACGGATCACGCGGCAGCCATGTCGATAGTGCATTGTTGCCGCTTAGAAGTTCGAATGCCCGGTACTGACGAGGAGGGCGCCGGAATTTGCCGAAAATCCGGTCAAATAGACTCCGCTTTTCCAACCCGCTACGCGCCCCCTCTCTAGATCAATGCCTTGTAATCACCTAAGTGATTGAAAAGGACCGTGTAGGCAATAATCAACGAGACAGCGCCGTCGATGCGCTGCCTCGTGTTCTGCCCTTTGATAGGCCGAATATTGTCGTTCTCATCCCGTTTAACGCTTGTGTTCGTCAAACACCACTTCAAAATCGGATTATTGTTATAGTTTATCCGCTTGGCCGCCAGGTCCGCGGCGAGCTCCTTCATCGGCTGACTGAGCGTCCGGGCGCCCTGCCTGACTTCTTCCATGGTAAACCCGGCTTCGATCATCTCCTGGACCCAATATGACGAATTCCAGGGATCATAGCCGTTCCAAAGCAGGTACAAACGGTGTCGCTGGTGCATCCGAACATACCATTCGGTCACCATGGAGTAATCGACTTTGTTCCCCGGACAAAGCGTAAGCAGACCCCGCTCAGCCCACCGGTCATAAGGAATCTTGTCCTCCTTGACCCGCTGCTCCAATAGGTCTTCGGGGAGGAAATACTGCTGGAGCACGTACTTCATACCGTCCGGCTTCATGACCAAGATCGTCGCACAGCTAAGGTCCGTTGTGGCCGATAGGTCCGTACCGGACACCGCATAGCTGTCCTCGATCTCGGCAATGTCGAAGGTGGCCTCATTATTTACCTGATCAAACGTGAGCCACGTCCCGGCGCTCGTCTCCCGGACGTTGAAATCTTTCGTGAGCACTGTCGGCAAAAAATCAGGATCGTTCTTGGCCCGCTCGACGTTTTCGGCGAGCACATCGTAGTCTTTAATGGTCCCCAGGCCCGGATTCGCCTTCTCCCAAGCCCGGAAATCCGTCCACTCTTCCCGCTCGTCAAGCTCATAGATGAACGCGAGAAAGCGATCGTCTTCGACGACGCCGTCCAGGACATTGCAAGCATAATCATAAAGAGAATCAAAAATGGCCTCGCGGACGAATCCCGCCGTGGAGATGATGTCCAAAAGCGGCTGCGTCCGGGCCGACATCGCCTGCTTGATCACGTCATAAAGATTGCGATCTTTGATCGCATGAAGTTCGTCAATAATTCCATAATGGACGTTTAGCCCATCGAGGCTATTTGAATCCGAAGCCAGCGGTTCGAACTTGCTGAACGTGACCGGAAAATAAAGGTCCGTCTTGCGCTTCCTGATGTGTTTTCGAAGCTCCGGAGACTGGCTCACCATGTTGTAGGCTTCAGTCCAAACAATCCTGGCTTGGTCTTTTTTTGTCGCCAAAGAGTAGACCTCGGAACCGCCCTCGCCGTCTCCGATCAGCATGTAAAGACCCAGCGCCGCCTTCTCCGTGCTCTTGCCGTTCTTGCGGGCGACAATCGTCAACGTTTCCCGGTAGCGCCGGTGACCGTTCTCCGCATGGACGAAGCCGAAAGCCGCCTGGATTCGGGCCTTCTGCCAAAGCTCGAGCTTCACGGGCTTCCCTGCCCACTTGCCCTTGGAATGGCGGCAAAATCGCTCGATGAACTCGATGGGCGCCATTGCCTGCTTCAAGTCAAAAACCCACGGTTCCCTTGGGTTTTCCAGTTCCTCGACCAGCTTTTTAAATTGCTGCCGAAGCCTGCGGCAGGCCGCCACTTCGCCCTTGTCGATCTTCTCCCAGTATTCCAGGATATAATTCGACACGATGCGTCACCGGGTTCGATTTTTCACGAATTCCATGAGTTCGTCTGCTTCAACCTTGCCCTTCGCGTTCGCAGGAAGAAGATCGACTAGCTGCTTCACAACCGCCGTATATCGATTGATCATTGAAGCGTAGACCTTGGTAGCCGGATGTTCACGTAAAAACTTTTGCGCGCCCTGCTCGAATCGCTCTACGACGCCTTCCCGGTCGATGATCTCCCGGGTCTCCTCAAGCGTCACCCGCATAAAAGCAGCCTCTTGGACAAGCCCTTCCGAGATTCGCTTTCGATCTTCGTCCATATCCCTGAAAATCTTGCGAAGCCTGGCCAACTCTTTCTTGATCCGCTTCTCTTTCTCTTCCTTGGTGAAAAGTCGTGTATTTATGGTGCTCATAGAGCCCCCCCTCCCCTATCGACATTTTCCGACGCGGATTACATTCCGCAGTGTGGAATCGTATTCAGAATTTCAGAATACCCCCTCACGTGGTTTTTCGTTCCCAGGTTTTTGGAGG